AGACCTGCCCACCACTCTCGACAACGTCATTGCGCTCACCACCCTCGATCCGATCCGTGAAGGCCGTGCGAACTTCACGCACCGCATCCAGATTCTCTCTCGACTCAAGGGCACGAAGGTGCAGGCCCGCAACCTCGCATGGAACCTCGCGACAGCCCTTGACCAGAAGCAGGGCATCCCTGCCGGGTTCAACGTGTCGTGGGTTTCGTTGTTCTCGCAGCTGACCTTCACGAAGGACAGCAACGGCCGGTATTCCACCGCACAGACGTTCTACTTTCGCGGGCGTCGCCCTCTCGCCTGACCACCAACAAGACCACCCCTCCTCAGAGAGGGGTTCGCCGGCATGCCCGGCATCCCCCATCAAATCAAGGAGCAAAAATGTCCGACCAGACGCTTTACAACACGACCGCCCAGACTGAGGGCAGCCTTCAGCTCGCCCACGAGAAGATCCTCCGCGTCAAGCGTGGCGGTGTCTTCGAGAACATCTCCGGCGACTGCAACAACATCAACGGCATCCCCACCGATGTCACCCAGCCGCGAGAGAACTACGGCAACAAGACCACACAGTCGATGGAGAAGATCGGCGAAAACTGGGTCATCACGACCGACGTTGAAGCTGTCCGCGACGCCACCGGCGCGATTGCCCAGGCGTGGCTCATCGCCCTGCTCAACATTGCCAAGTCGAAGGGTGCCGCGAACAAGGTCGACGTTCAACTGTTCGATGGTAAGGATGAGAACCTCCCCGCCATCGAGGGCAACTTCTCCGTGTCCGTCGCACCGCTGAAGACCGGGTTCGCTGAGTCTGGCGGCTACAAGTTCACGTTCACCTCCAACGGTGTTGTGGACTACATCACTTCGCCCATTGCTGGCACCGGTGAACCGATCGTTGAGTCCGTCAGCCCCGCCTCAGGCGCAGCTGTGGGCGAGATCATCGTTCTCCGCGGTTACAAGTTCACCGGCACCACGGGTATCACCATCGACGGCGCTGCCGTTGTGGAGTTCACCGTGTACGACGACAACACCCTCGCGTTGCTCGTTCCCGCCACGGTTGCTGGTGCGGCTCCGATCATCGTCACGAACGCGACCGGCGCCTCGGCAGCGTTCGCGTACGTCGCGGCGTAACACCCTCCCCGGCGGTGGCCTAACCGGTCGCCGCCGGGTGACCACCTTCCCTTCACTGCAAGGAGCACATCCACTCATGACCATTACCGCCGCCCAGCAAGGCCGCGACCTTCACATCACGGTGATAGGCATCGATCAGCCGTTCATCATCAAGCCCCTCCCCGGGCGTGCAGGTATGCAGATCACCGACACGTACCTCAACGGAGCAACCGGCACCGCCACCAGTGAGCAGATGACCGATGCTCTGGCCATCGCCGTCGACGGCGCAATCCTCGACGGCGACATGTGGGTACCGCTACCGCTCGACGAACGCACGGTCGGAAACCGGATGGGACTCGAACTGTCGATCCCGGAAACGGAATCCGTTGCGCTCGCCGCCATGTTCTGGCAGACAATCCTCGGAGTGTCCGGTGTCAACGCCTACATCGAAGGCGGTGAAGGCCTTGCTGGAGGGGTAAAAGCACTCTGGGCGCTGGTCGCACGTTTGGGGCTCTCACCCTCGCGGACATCGCCCAGTACGGCATTGGAAACCCTGATTCAACTGGCAAATACCCCCACTACGTCTACCCCAACGGGTGGAAAGCCGAACGTGAAGCAGCCGCAAGACAGGCTGCCGAAGCAGACAAAGCCATAACCGGGGCCACAGCTCAGGACATTTGGGCTGAGGCGTTCCCTCAACTTTTTGGCGAAGTTGAACTCGACCTCGCACAGCATCACCTCATCACGGACATAGACCGCGCTCTCGACACGAGAACGTGGCACTACATCCGATCCGCTACTGAACGACTCCTCGACATCGAGGGCTCATGGCTAAAGAAAGCGGTGATGACTCGTGTTCGACGCCGGATCGATAGTATTCAACATCCAAGTGGCCGGGGACCAGGTCTTCCAAACGGCCATGGCCGGGGCGGAGCAGACCGCTAAGAAGGTCGGCACCACTTCAAAGGAGACTGCGAAGTCCACCGAGGAGTTGGGAAAGAAGCAGGAGACTGCCGCCCAGTCAGCAAAACGCCTAGCGAAAGAGCAAGCGGAAGCCGCTCATGCTGCGAAGCAACTCGGCGAGGATGTCAAGCGCGCCCAAACCCAAATCGGGACCGCCGCTGTCGGCATCGGCGCATCCGTGCTGGCAATGGTCGCCCTCACGGCGAAGGTCGCGATCGACTGGGAGTCGGCGTGGGCTGGCGTCACAAAAACTGTGGAAGGCACCCCTGAGGAGCTTGGAGCGGTCGAGGACGGCCTCCGCGACCTCACCAAGGTACTTCCGGCCTCCCATACGGAGATCGCGGCTGTAGCGGAGGCTGCAGGTCAGTTGGGCGTGCAGACGAAGAATGTTGTTGCGTTCACCCGCACCATGATCGACCTCGGCGAAACAACAAACCTTTCAGCCAACGAAGCTGCCACAGCGCTCGCCCGGTTCATGAACGTCATGGGTACCTCGCAGGATAAAGTCTCGAACCTTGGTTCGTCTGTGGTGGAACTTGGCAACAACTACGCCACCACTGAGGCTGAGATCGTGGCAATGGCGACCCGTTTGTCTGGTGCGTCAAAGCAAGTCGGCCTCACTGAGGGTGAAACGCTGGGACTTGCTGCCGCACTCTCCTCCGTGGGTATTGAGGCTGAGGCTGGCGGTACTGCTATATCGAAGGTCATGATCGACATTGCCGCGTCTGTCGATGCGGGCGGTGAGCGGGTCGAGGAGTTCGCTGCGGTCGCTGGTATTTCCGCTGACGAGTTCGCGAAGAAGTGGAAGACCGACCCGGGCGCAGCACTAGCACTGTTCGTGAAGGGCCTTGCTGATGCGGAAGAACAGGGTGGAACCACTCTGGGGATGCTCGAGTCATTGGGGATCACTGAGACTCGCATGCGTGACGCGCTGCTGCGTTCTGCTGCTGCTAGTGACAAGTTCACTGAGGCGATGGAGACCGGCAACGAAGCATTCGACGCGAACAACGCCCTCACTTCTGAGGCGGCGAAACGTTATGACACTGTCGCCTCGAAGCTTGCGATCACGAAGAACAATGTCATGGATGCCGCGATCGGTTTTGGGCAGGTGTTCCTCCCCGCCATTTCGGACGCATCGGACGGTCTTTCCGCGTTCGCGTCGTTCCTCGGCGACCTCCCCGAGCCTGTGCAAGGTGCTATTGGTGTTCTTGCACTGTTTGCTGGGGCAATCATCCTCAGTGGCGGTGTGGCTCTGCTGGCGGTCCCGAAGATTGCCGAGTTCCGGGTCGCGACCGCCCTCCTCGCAGCGCAGATGCCGAAGACCACTGCTGCACTCCGTGGCACCTCGTCGTTCCTTGCTGGTCCGTGGGGTGTTGCACTTGCCGCCGCCGCGTTGGGTGTCATGTTGCTCACCCAATATCTCGACTCCCTCAAAGCGTCCTCTGCTGAGTACCAGAACGTTATAGCTAACGCTAAAAGTGCTGATGAGCTGTTCAAAGTCTCCGACGAAGGTCGGCTGATCTCCCAGCTGAACGAAGCGACCGAGTCTGCTGAGACATTCCAGTCGACACTGAACACGATCGACACGAATGCTTTCCTCACCGGGTTGAGCCTTCCCGCGCAGCAGCTAAAGAAATCTCTCAAGGATCTCGGTGGCGAGCTCGCGATCACGGCGCAGAATGATCTCCCGTCGGCGCAGAATGCGTTCGCGCTCCTCACGAAGGAGATGGGCCTCTCGAAGGACCAGCAAGTGCAGTTGCTGAACCAGATGCCTGAGTACCGCGAAGCTCTGATCGAGGTAGCTAACGCGAAGAAAATCGACATCTCAGCCACAGACGAGGCTGCCGCGAACACCGCACTCCTCGAACTCGCACAGGGCACCGGGGCGAAGTCGTCCACTGCTGCTGCTGACGCGTACCTTGATGCTGCTGATGAAGCCGATGGCCTTACCGACACCCTTGACAGTCTCATTGCGAAGATAAACGAGGCCAACGGTATTGGGCAGGATGCTGTCTCCGCGAACCTCAACTACAAAGATGCACTGTTCGAGGTCGATGAGCAGATTCGGAAGGCCCGCGACGGTGTTGATGGGTTCTCTCTGGGGCTGGATGAAAGCACTCAGTCTGGCCGCGACAACATGAGCATGCTCAACGACCTTGCAGGGGACTATCAGAAGGCTGCCGCCGCACAGTTCGAACTCGACGGCAACAGCGAGAACTACATCGCGAACATGCGCGCCGGGCGGGATGCGGTACTCCAACGCGCCCAGGACCTCGGCGCGACCGATGAGCAGATTCAATTCCTCTCCGATCACATTGTGAATATGCCCTCCGAAAAGGAGATCAAGATCATCGCCGAGACGGAAACGGCACTGAAGAAGCTTGACAACTTCATTCTCACCGCCTCGGGTCGCCGCATCAACATTCCGATGTTCCTCACCCCGCAGGCGCAGCAGGGCATTCGCGACAACGCATGGATGCAACAGGCCAACGGCGGGAAGGTCAACTTCTACGCCAACGGTGGTAGAGAAAACCACATCGCCCAGTTCGCACGCGCCGGCACCACACGGGTGTGGGCTGAACCGGAGACCGGCGGCGAGTGGTACATCCCTGCATCCCCAGCGAAGCGCGGACGGTCCACACAGATTCTTGCTGAAGCCGCAGATGAGTTCGGGTACACGCTGACGCCAAAGGGCGGCGAGTCATTCGGTGACGGCGGACGCGGCGGCTCGCAGTCCTCCAGCAGTGCTCGCTCAGGCCCGCGAGAGATCGTCGGCCAGCTCGAACTTGTCGGCGGCACAGCATGGATTCGCGGCTACATCAAAGACGAACTCGGAGGCTTCTGATGATCACCGTGACCCTGCCTGTGATTACCCTGCTGAACTCCGACACTGGCACCGACCCATATCTGGTCGATATGCCCGGGTGGGACGACAGTGCTGATGTGAAGCGTGAAAAGGTGCGCCGCAACACCGGGCATGGTGTCTTTGGGCAGTCGCCGGTGTATGACGATGCGAAGTACTTCGACATCGTCGGTCGCATCATCCATCCGGGTGGTGCTGAACAGATCCGTGCACTCCGCACAACCCTGATGGCGTTGAAACGGCTAGCGCCCGGATGGCCTGTGACGGTTACCGATTCGACGGATGGGTCAGTGCGCACCGCGTACGTCGAGTTCGATGGGAAGCTCAGCTTCTATGTGTCCGATGAGAACGCGGTCGCCGACTTTACGATCCCACTGGTGATGAAAGATCCGCGCACGTATGGCCCTGTTGAGGTCGTATCGACTGGCCTACCGTCGGGTGGTGGCGGTCTCATGTTCCCCATTGTTTTCCCCATCGACTTCGGCGCGGCGGGAGTCTCCGGCCGTGTGGTCACAACAAATGACGGCGAGGCCGAAACCTACTCGCGCATTGAGGTCACGGGCGGACTCCAAGGTGGATTCAGTGCGGTGTGTGTCGAGCTTGGGCGGGAGATCCGTTTCGAGCGAGCCATTCCCCTCGGGTCGACCGTGTCCGTCGATCTGCGCAGCGGGCAGGCGTTCATTGATGGCCAGTCTCCCGTTTCAGGGTTCCTAACCCGCCGTGATTGGTGGACGAACCCGCCTGGCGTAACCCGCACGATCCAATTCAACGCTCTCGGTACTGCCACGGGCACACCAACTCTCACTGCGTTCACAGCGCCAGCAAACAACTAGGAGCACATAATGGCCCTTCAAGACGGATTCCCCTCGGCCAGCGGCCTCGCTGATGCGAATGATGTGCGCCTTGCACTCGCTGGTCTGATTGTCCGTGACAGTTCCGGAAACCCACGCACAGGTATCTTTCTTCGACACGCAAATGCGCTGGTCACGTCGACGGCAACAATGAACTCTTCTGTTGCTGCGTTCGAGGCTGCGGTGTCGCGAGCAGGGCAGGGCGTGATTCTGCTCCCCAATAACGGAGCCACAAACGTTTTGCATGATCCTGCACCGGTGGCGAATTCACGGTACGACACGATCTATGTGAAGCAGAACGATGCTGTGTCGCCGAACGCTGACGCGAACAACCTCCCAGTCTTTGGCATCCTCAAGGGCGCACCTTCGGCATCCCCCACTTTGCCCACCTACGCCACAGCGAAGACGGCTCTCGATGCTGCACCGGGTATTGGTGCTGGCGCTGAACCACTAACGGCTGTGTTGATTCCTTCGACGGCGACGAGCATGCAATCAGCCGGTGTTGTGTACACGCAGTTGTACCAGTACACGGCTGCGACGGGTGGTGTTGTTCCGTTCTCCACAAAAACTGATCTCGACCTGTGGGCTACAGCAGCAAATGGAACCCTTGCACTAGTGCTAGCAACAGACACCGGGTACCGACGCAGTGGCGGTGTATGGAAGTCAACAGCTAGCGGTGAGGTGCTCATTGTATCGAACACGTTCACTGCGGCAGCTTCCGTTTCTTTGACTGGTTGCTTCACGACAGAGTTCGACAACTACACCATTGCGCTCGACATCCCAACGCACTCTGCAGGTTCTCAGGTCAACTTCCGGATGCGTTCGGGCGGAACCGATGAGGCAACATCGTCGTACCAGTCGCAATCAACTCAACAATTCAATTCGTCAAATGTTACGTCCTATGCGGCCACAACTTCTGGCGCTTTGACTGCTGCTGCGGCCACTGAAGATTCAATCAGGGTCAGCCTGTTCGGGCCAAAACTGGCGCGTGTCACACGGTGGGCTTCAGCGTTCACATCGTATGCGGGCCTGTTGGTGACGGGTGATGTTGGCGGTCGGCATGTGTTGGCTTCGCCGTATGACGGCATCACAATTTTGCCGGGTTCAGGAACGATCACAGGCACCGTTCGGGTGTACGGCTACAACAACGGGTAAGGGGGTGTCTGATGCGTAGACCTTTGGATGGTGCACGTCGGGTCACAGGGGATACCGCTTCACACGCTCGCCGCGGTGTTGGGCCCGCAACAGATTATGGTGCTGATGCTGGGGAGCCAGTGTTTGCCCCGTTTGCTGGGTGGGTGACTCACTGGTGGTCTGATACGGGCGGCTGGTCGGTAGCCATTACTGATGCGACATGGAAAGTGACCATGCAGCACAACAGTGGCTACCGTGGCCCCTCATCTGGTCGTGTCAGCGAGGGCACAAACATTGCCGTCGTTGGTTCCACCGGCAGCGCCACATCAGGCCCACACGTTCACACATGGGTGGAACGCGTCAACGGTTCCGGGCGCCTGTCTCTTGAGGACTGGTTGCGCATATTCGGTGGCTTCAACAACACGGCAAGCAATGGCGGTCGCGTCCCTGGCCCATACTCCACCGGCACTGCGGGCGGTGGCGGAACAATTATTGAAGAAGAAGTGGAAGAGGTGGAGCGGATGGTTTACATCATCAAATCTGTGAAAGATGACCTTGGCACAAACATTTGGCCCAACGGGCTCTATGTTGTCACCCCGCACGGGGTAGTCGGTGCTGAGGTTTCCAGCCAAAGCGTAATCAACCGACTCAATGGTGATCCGGGCGGGTCTGCGGTGGAACTGTTCTCATCCGAGGTTGCCGCCCTAAACGGTCGCTTGCGTGCAGGGATTGCATCCACCCCGGCTGTTGATGTGAATGCGTTAGCTGCGGCAATTGCTCCACTGCTCACCGTTACGGGTGCGCCTACAGCGAAAGAGAACGCAACCGCCGTGAAAGCAGAACTTGGGCACATTCCCACAGCGGACGAAAACGCTACAGCCACCCGCGCCAAGATCATTAGGGAGTAACCATGACCCGGTATCTCATTGGCAATCTCTCCGCGCTGGGCCGTTGAGGTGACCGAATCCCGAATCATTATCGGTGATTTTCTCACCGGACGGAACATCCTCGACCTTGAGGTTGTTTCCGACCGGTGGGAGTCCCGCCGTAACGCCCCCGACGACCTCTCCTGCACCGTCAACCTCGCCGACCCATCTATGCGCGCCCTCGGCCTGTACAACGCCGCCACAGCAGGCAAAACGTTCCTCGCGAAGATCATCGGCGACAACGTCATGGCATACGGGCTGATGTCGAAACCGCTCTACAACCGCCGCCGCCGAACCTTCGAGCTGCGTGCGCGGGGCGACTATTTCAGCCGTCGCAACGTCCTCCCTCTGGCGGCACTCACCCAACCCCTCATCGATCCGGTATCAGGTGAAGCGAACCCGCTCACCAACACTGTTCTGACCGGTTGGGACATGGGGACCATTCTCAAGAAGATCGTTCAACAGTCGATGCTGTTCCCGGGCGGTGAATTGCCAATCATCTTCGAAGCTGACCGTGTTGGCACTCGTGAGGACACCATCCTCGGTTCCGACCTTGTCCCCATTGGTCGAACCTTCGACAACTATGCGGCCCGCGACAACGGTCCCGATTGGGATTTCGCCCCACGCCTCACTGCAGATCGTCTCGGCATCGAGTTGCTGTTCCGCACAGGCACTGAAGATCAGCCACGTCTCCGGTCAGCATCAATCCACCAGTGGGACTACTCAGTACCCGAACCAGGCATCGATGATTTAGAGATCGAGATCGACGCAACCAATATGTCGTCTCTCGCGTGGACGACAGGTGGCCGTTCTGTCGGTAACGCCATGGTTGCGTTTGCACAGAACCCTGCCCAGCTCGCCGCGGGTTTCCCACTGTTCGAATCTGTTGACACCGACCACTCGAGTGCAAGCGACCCCGCGACGATTCAGTCATATTCGGATGAACGAATCCGAACATCCGCTGCGCCCACACAGTTTTGGCCGTTCCGTGTCCGCACTGATCAGTCACCTTTCCCAGGCGAATACGGGGTTGGGGATCTGTGCGACATCCTCGTCCGTGATGACGATCTGATCCCTGATGGGACGTACCGTCGCGAGATCTCCGCCCTGTCAGGCACAGAGGATCCGAACTGGATCACCATAACCACTACGGAGGCACCTCTTGGCTAACCCAACACCCGGACCTAGCGACTTTCGCGACCAGCTTGCGGAACTACGCCGCCAGCTGAATGAACGCATTGACCGTATTTCCACCTTTGACGCTACCCAGATGAACCGGGCCGTCGAGACGCTCACCCAGCTCGTGAACGACCTTCCCGGACAGATCGACGCGGCACTTGCGATCGCGGTGAATACCGGCAACGTTAACGCCACCGGCAACGTGGTTGCAGGCGGGAACGTGACCGCATCGGGTCGCGTCAACGCTATTGGCAGTCTGCAAAGTGTTGGCGCGTTCAACACTGACGTTTCGGTTTACCCGGGCGCGCGTCAACCGATGTGGCAGAACAACAACGGCATGATCGGTTACGCCCCCTCGACAAGGGAGAAGAAAACCGACATTCGCCCGGTGCCATTCACGGCAGCTAACGTGCGTGCGTGCATTCCCCGAGTGTTTGCCTACCTCACGCAGGTGGACATTCGAGACAACCCCTGCAATGAGTTCCACGACCCCAACTATGAGGTACCGGACGAAGCGGGGCTGTTTGCTGAAGACCTCATCAAGAACGGGCTAGAAGCGTTCGTCATTTACGAGAACGACGGCACCACCCCGGCAGGAATTGACTATGCCGGATTCGGTGCCGTCGCAAACCTTGTCGTGGTTCGTGAACTAGACGAACGACTCAGGGCTTTAGAAGCAGGTCACTGACAAGCGATCTCGTTGCCCTGAGCGTCAATGCCACAAATAGCGACTTGACAGCCGTAGCCGTTGTCAACGTAGGGCAGCGGGCATCCCGTGCCTTCCACCGACCCGTTGGGGTTCACCCATGCTTCGGGAGCTGGTGCGGGAGCTGGAGCTTGCACGACAGGAGCTTCAACCACTGGTGCTTCAACTACGGGCACTGGGGGAATAACGACGGTTGGGCGTGCTGTCTCGGGTGTTTCCTGACGCATCGTGTTTTCTTCAACCGTGACTACTACGGCGGTTGGTGTTTCGGCTGGCGTGGGTTCCGCGTTCATCGCGGACGCACCGAAGAATGCGCCGGTGGTTAGTACGGCGGCAGCGCTGAGGCTGGCGATGATTCCCTTCGTCATGTTCTTCATGAGCAAAGTTTAATTGATATGGACGCAATCTTCTACCCCTCGAATGGAGTACACATGAACCGGACTCGTCATGCGCCCAGACACGCGCTCACGGTAGATCTACATCACCTTCCGAAGGGGCTCGGCACAAATGCCTGAGGACGCAAACAAAGAGCCGGGGAACTGGGAGCTGTATCGCGGAATAGAGCGTATTGAGAAGAACCTCAATGCGTTCATGTCTGGCACGGTGACCACTCAAGTGTTCGCTGTGGAGAAAGCTGCTCTTGTCGCGGCGGATGCTGCCCAGGCGAAGGAGATCGCTGAGCTGCGTGCCGCTCGAGTACTGGACAAGGACGCTATCGATAAGGCAGCGAAAGCCCAAGAGGAACAGAAGTCACGCAACCGGCTGTTTTTGTACGGCCTCATCGGGTCACCGATAGCTGTGCTGGTAGTGACGTTCATCATCAATGGCGGATTGAGGCAACCATGAAGGACTGGCGCGCTCGAGGCGCAGACATTATCGCGGTCGCTGGGGTAATCGGTGTGATTGCATTCGCCACCTATCTGACGGTTTCCAACAACGATCTGCGAGGCCAGCTGCAAGCATCGCAGGCGAATGCGCAACAGCTGTATGAGCAACTCCTCGATGAGGGTGTGGCTCCTGAAGCGGAACGGCCGGCCGAAGTGATTTCTGGTGCGCCTGGTGAGCGAGGGCTCAAGGGTGAACCGGGCAAGCGTGGATTCTCTGGCGCTACAGGACCGCAGGGCATCCCCGGCGAACGCGGCCCCATCGGTCCCGCCGGAATTCAGGGAGCACCGGGTGAGGCCGGCAAACAGGGAATCCCCGGTGTGAACGGCGCCAACGGCATCAACGGCGTGAACGGCCGCGGTATCACAACAGTCTCGTGCGCGCTCAACACCGAACGAAGAACCGTATTGCGATTCACCTTCACCGACTCAACGGCTCAGGACGTTCCTGCGCCGTGTATCCCCGCCCCATCCGGGCGTTGACCAACCACCAAACCGAACAAGGAGCAGTAATGTCCAATCCCATCCTCCCCACCATTGACCCTGTCGCCTACTTCCGCACCTACGTGCCCGTCGCGATCGGCTCGCTCATCACGTTCCTGCTCGCGCAATTCACATGGCTCAACACCGCCATCGCCTACATCGAAAGCACATACGGCAACGGATGGCGCGACCTGCTCATCGCAGCAGCCACCGCCGCAGTCATCGCCCTCTACTACTGGGGTGCCCGGAAGATCGGAGCCCGCTGGCCGAAGGCAGAGAAATGGTTACTCGGTTCGAGCGCCACACCGGTCTATACCGCACGCTGACCCGTGCAGGATCCGAACGACGAACCGTACGCGGTGCCCGTCGACCCCATGGACGAGTTGCAGTGCACTAGCTGCCAGTAGTCCCGCAACAACAAAAGCCCCGCTCCACCTCGTCACTGAGGTCGGAGCGGGGCTTTTTTGTCGTGCCCAGGTCACCCGAGGGAGTCGAGTCGGCGCTTGATCGATTCACCCTCGATGATGACGGTGCACTGGTACTCGCTGCGCAGCATCGCACCGAAACTGTTCTCAGAGTCCACAGTCCCCGTAACCGTCCATTCGCCGAAGCCTGTGGCCGTCGAATCGAACTTCGCGGTCGACGGCGCTTTCAGTTCAGCCTGCACTAGATCCTCGCATTGCGCGATCGCTTCCAAGCTGTTGTTCGAGGAGTAGACGTCTTCATCGCCGCTCGTCGTCACGGCAACAAAGATGCCGAAGGCAATGACGATCGCCCCGAAAATTCCGACGCCAACCAATATTCGCCGCTCGGTTGTCGCGGCACGCTTCTCATCAACGATCGGGGTGAACTTGAGTGCATCCATAGTTGCCGAGCCTATCGGCGCGCGGTGCGTCACCGCCACCTCTGTGCATGGAATCATGCGGCAAGCCGCCCAGAACGTGGCGCGAGCTCGCGCGGGGTGAGGTGGAGGATTCCGTTTCTCATTTGTTCATCACTGATGAGTGTATAGATTTGGGTTGTCGCTAATGATTCGTGGCGCATCAGCTCTTGAACTGTTCGCAAGTCCACCCCTGAACGCACCAGATCAGTGCCGTAGGCGTGCCTGAGGGAGTGTCCGGTAAGTTTCGGTTCCACTATCCCTGCCCGCTGTTTTGCTCGCGTCATAAGGTCGTAGACGCTTCTGGGGTGGATGTGTCCGCCGCGTGTACCGCGTGCCGCAAACCACCAATCATCTTTCGGCATCTGTTGGGCAGCATCCGCAATGGTGGGGTGCAAGGGGAGGATGACAACTTTCCCGCCTTTGCCCTGCACTCGGATGGTGGATTCGTCTAAGTCGATGTCGTGGCCGTGGATTGCAGCTACTTCGCTGGCACGGAACCCTTGGTAGTACGCCAGGAGGATCATGATGCGCGTGCGACGGTATGAGCCAGTGTTCAAGAGCCTGTCCACCTGTTCGGCAGAGTATGGGCGTGGGCGACCTCGGGGGGCACGGATGAGCGGCAACCGTTCGGAAGGGTCGTCGGTTCGGAACTTTTCTTCAAACATGAATGTGAAGAATGCCCGGTAACATCCGCGCTCGGTTTGCATCGTCCCGCGGGACACCCCACGACCTAGCTGTTTCCGTAAGTGTTGGATCGTGATGGTTTCGGCTGGTTGTTGAGAATCGCGGGCGAGAGATCGGAGCATGTAGTCGCGGTTCTCAATTGTTCGCCGGCTCAGCCCTTTGGCGCGTTGATATGCGGTGAATTCTTCCAGCATTGGTGTCCATGTCATTGATTCCCCCGGTGTCGTTGAATGGTGTTCGCACACTATGTCTAAGGGGTTGCTGTTGACGAGGGCCAGTAGTGGGGCTGGTGGTTGACTCTCACGGTGCGGCATTCTAGGAATCCCGACTAGGCGGCAAGTTTGTTTTTGGGTGCCTCAGCAGGCCATGCCCAGTCACTTGAACCGTCGACAATGTAAAGCGGGGGTCGTCGGTTCGAATCCGACAGGAGGCCCTCTGACGGGTCGGTGGGCAAATCTTCGTCTAACCGGCCCGTCATCAGCCAGTAGTCATCTACATCTGTGCATTTGCTGATTTGTAGGGCTACGTCTGGAAGGTTGCGCGGTACGCGCCCCTTTGATTCCCATTCGAGCCAAGCGTTCTGCGGCAGTCCGCAGTTCAGGCTTGCTTCTTTCAGGTTCCATC